ATTTTATAACTTATCTCTTTAGTACCATAATGACGTTCGCGTTTAATGGTTTTGTTAGGTAAATTGGTGAAATAATCAGTAACGAACTTTAGATGGCTATAGTAGCTATCAGATAGATTCTTTTGCTTGGTTTCCTCAATTTGTCGGTTTGTTTGAACTGTGCGGTGTATGTTTGCTACGACAGCAACAAATGGTATGGACAAAGAAAGTAAGGCGATAGGAAGCTTGCTAATTGCAATGAAATTATTAAAGCCCTCACTATCAAATTGAGGGGAGTGTCCAAGCCAGGAAAATATACCAAAGTATATCGCTGAAAATACAGGAATCCTAAGTGATTGTTTAAATAAGTATTGACTTGTTAATGGCCTTTCATCCATGTTAAAGCCTTTTTTTGATACGCATAGATATAATTCAAGGCATATATATATAAAATATATTATGATAAGTAAGTACGATATCCATGGGTATTGTTGGATATAGTTATTAACAAGCACTTTCTAATTTTCTCCATCCAAGGTTAGCAAGAGGATTTTTGGTTACAGCATCTTCCAGATGGTCGGGAGCGAAGTGGGCGTAAATCATTGTCATTTTTATATCGACATGGCCCAGAATATCGCGCAGCACCAGTATGTTTCCGCCATTCATCATAAAGTGACTTGCAAATGTATGTCGTAATACGTGTGTGCATTGCCCTTCTGGTAGCTCGATACCAGCTCGTTTTACCGCACGTTCAAAAGCTTTCCTACAAGGTGTAAATAATTTCCCCCTATTCTTAGGCAGTTCTTCATATAAATCCTTTGAAATAGGCACTGTTCGGTTTTTCTTTCCTTTAGTCTTGGTATAAGTGATACGGTATTTTGATACCTGATGACTCTGTAGGTTTTCGGCTTCGCTCCAGCGTGCGCCGGTGGCCAAGCATATTTTTGCAATCATCAGCAGACTGGGGCTTTGAGAATCAGCACAGGCATCCAGCAGACGTTTAATTTCTTCCGGGGTCAGGAACGCCAATTCACCCTCAGCAATTTTAAATGTTGGCAGCCCAGCAAGCGGGTTGGGGGCTGACCAGTGGCCCAGCTTTTTCAGTGTACCAAAAACAGATGATAGGTTGCGCTGTTCAAGATTTACCGTGCGGGGCTTAACGGGCGACATAAGCGTGCCATCTTCATTTCGTACTTCACCTTTTAACCGTGCTTCGCGGTATTTCGTAAACTCACCAGCTGTCAGTTCTGAGGCGATGGGATCGCCTAGACCATTACAGATAATTCTAAGTTTCGCCATGAGGCGCTTGGGGTCTGCGAGTGTTTGACCATACAGGGAATACCACAGCTCAATTAATTCTGATAGATGTCGCCGATCTTCCTTTTCCCCTAGCCATGGTTTTTTGTTCACTTCTTCCATTGTGAAGCTTTCAAACGCAATGGCTTCGCCTTTGGTAGCAAATTGCTTACGCACGCGCTTACCATTGCGTCCATTGGGATAGCACTCACACAACCATTTTCCGTTCGGCTGTTTTCTGATGGTCATAAGTTAGAGGTTCTTGATTACTTTGACTGCACGTCCTACGACTTCCACATCATCTACAGAACATTCAAATGAAGTGTCATCTTGGTTAACTACTATTTTGTTTCCGGGTATGCGCGCAATTTTGACGATGCTTTTAACTCCGTCCATATCGACTAACCAGAAGCCATTACTGACTTGTTTAACAGACGTATCCACTACAAAGCTATCATTAGCTGTTTTAACAAATAAAGCGTTGGATGAGTCACCATCGAGCAGGCTGCTATCAAGAAGAATTTCATCACTTGGCTGCAGTTCGCCGTTCTTCAGTTCAACACGTTTGATGCTAGGAGCAACGATCTTAGAAAGTGTTCTTACAGTGACGGGAGGTTCACTTTTGAGATTTGTTTCTTCGTTCTCACACGCATACATATCTCCTTGACCAGTAGCCAGCCATAGAAGGGAAGCTCCTGTTTCAAGGGCACATTGGATTACCCATTCGGCAGGGAAGCTATCCCTTAAGTATCTGTTAGCCATAGTGCTTTTTGATACTTCCAGATGTTCGCAGAGCTGCTGTCGTGAGCTGAAGTTGTAAGCCTTAATAAGCCTATTAATCGCATCGCGCCCACCACTATCATTCCCCGCCTTGATTAAACTCATAATCAAACCTCTTGACGTATATAAAAAGTGATCCTAATATCCATCCATGGTTTGAAAAGCAAAACCAAACCACATAAAACAAGATAAAACGAAACCAAACTAAGAGATACTGCACTATGAGTACTGATATTTCAATTCGTGTACCTAAAGAGATGGCAACGCCTGCTGAGTTCGCGGAATGGGAAGGTATCTCCCGCGGCTCCGTGTATCAAAAAATTCACCATGGTCAGCTTGCTAAATACATGGTCAAGAAAGAAAAAAACAAAGGCCGCGTAAGCCTGCGTTATTTAATGTACAAAACCGATCAGGTCCGTGAATCCCTCGGTCATTCCAACTTCCGCGTCATTGTTGGTAAGTAAGTTCAATTATGAGAACTTTCTAAGGGGCTAGCATGTTTGATTATAAGATTTCCAAACACCCGCATTTTGATGAAGCCTGTAGAGCTTTTGCACTTCGTCACAATATGGCGAAGCTGGCAGAACGTGCAGGAATGAATGTCCAGACTTTGCGAAACAAACTCAACCCAGATCAACCGCATCAGCTAAATGCGCCAGAAATCTGGCTGCTTACCGATCTGACTGAAGATTCAACGCTGATAGATGGTTTTCTGGCACAGATTCACTGCCTGCCATGTGTACCGATTAATGAGGTAGCAAAAGAGAAACTGCCGCATTACGTCATGAGTGCAACCGCAGAGATCGGGCGTGTTGCTGCAGGTGCGGTATCTGGCGATGTAAAAACCAGTGCAGGTCGTCGTGATGCTATCAGCAGCATTAACTCTGTAACACGACTGATGGCGCTGGCTGCTGTTTCATTGCAGGCCCGTTTACAGGCTAACCCTGCGATGGCGAGTGCAGTTGATACCATGACTGGCCTCGGTGCTTCATTCGGTTTGCTGTGAGGTGCTTATGCTGACGAAAGAACCATCATTTGCATCGCTGCTGGTAAAACAAAGCCCGGCAATGCACTACGGTCACGGCTGGATAATGGGTAAGGATGGTAAACGCTGGCATCCGTGCCGTTCACAAGATGAATTGCTGGCAGAACTATCAACGAAAAAACGGGGGAACAAATGGCTATTGAAGGCGCTGCGGCGACTGTTCCATTAAGCCCCGGTGAACGCCTGAATGGACTTAATCACATTGCGGAGTTAAGGGCGAAAATATTTGGCCTGAATATTGAGTCAGAGCTTGAGCGGTTTATTAAAGATATGCGTGATCCACGGGATATCAATAACGAAAAAAATAAACGAGCACTGGCTGCCATATTCTTTATGGCAAAAATTCCAGCTGAACGTCATAGCATCAGCATTAATGAGCTGACCACTGACGAAAAGCGGGAGTTGATTAAAGCAATGAATCATTTTCGTGCAGTGGTGAGCTTATTTCCCAGACGGCTAACCATGCCGAATTAACCAACTAATGAAATTAATGGCGTAAACCCGCCGGGCATCCCTTTATCTAAATTCAGGAGAATTGATTATGCGTAATATTGAAACCCTCACGACTAAAACCGGACCGGATGATGCATGGCTTAATATTTTACTGACAGAGGCTCGTCTGGAAGAACGCCGGGCAAGGGCTGAAGCAATGGCAGCTCGCCTTGATAGCCTGGCGTGTCATATCTCATCCCGCCAGCTAAACCACGTCGAAGCAGCAGAACTGCTGCGTGTGACCGCTGAAGCAATCCAGAACGAAGCGCAGGAGATCCACTAATGGCTGATGCAATGGATCTCGTACAGCAGCGCGTTGAAGAAGAACGCCAGCGCCACATCCGTGCTGCCCGTGCCAAAACACCGGGCGTGTCTCGCGTGCTTTGCATTGAGTGTGAAGCGCCAATTCCGCCAGTACGCCGCCGCGCCATTCCGGGAGTGCAGCTTTGCATTACCTGTCAGGAAATCGCAGAGCTGAAAGGTAAACATCACAACGGAGGTGCTGTATGAGCACCATCCTGAAATGGGCGGGAAATAAAACCGCCATTATGTCCGAACTGAAAAAACACCTTCCTGCTGGCCCGCGACTGGTTGAACCTTTCGCGGGTTCCTGTGCTGTGATGATGGAGACGGATTACCCCAGCTATCTTGTTGCGGATATTAATCCTGATTTAATCAACCTCTATAAAAAGGTTGCTGCTGATTGCGAGGCGTTTATATCTCGTGCCAGAGCTTTATTTGAGGAAGCAAACAGGGAGTTGGCTTATTACAACATAAGGCAGGAGTTTAATTACTCCACTGAAATTACTGATTTCATGAAAGCGGTATATTTCCTGTATCTCAATCGTCACGGTTACCGTGGTTTATGTCGCTATAACAAGAGCGGGCATTTCAACATTCCCTACGGTTATTATAAAAATCCGTATTTCCCTGAAAAAGAACTTCGCACATTTGCAGAAAAAGCCCAGCGAGCAACGTTTGTCTGCGCCAGCTTTGATGAAACGCTGGCGATGTTGAAGGCGGGGGATGTGGTGTATTGCGATCCGCCGTATGACGGTACGTTTTCCGGCTATCACACTGATGGTTTCACTGAAGATGACCAGTATCACCTGGCATCCGTTCTTGAACATCGGTCATCAGAAGGACATCCGGTCATTGTTTCTAACAGTGACACATCCCTGATCCGTTCGCTGTATCGCAATTTTACTCACCACTACATCAAGGCAAAACGCAGCATCGGCGTAGCAGCTGGTGAGAGTAAATCTGCAACAGAAATCATCGCTGTTTCCGGGCCGCGCTGCTGGGTGGGATTTGATCCTTCGCGTGGCGTGGATAGTTCTGCCGTGTACGGAGTGCGTGCATGAGCCATGCTGATATGAACAACTGTAGCGGCTTTAACGAGGCCGCCGCAGCATTCTCATGGAACAGCCCGAAAAAGGCTATTAACCCTTATCTGGACCCGGCGGAAGTTGCGCCGGTTTCTGCGCTTTCAAACCTGATCACTCTGTACGCTGCCGATAACGAGCAGGAACAACTGCGCCGCGAGGCACTGAGTGATCAGGTCTGGGAGCGTTATTTCTTTAATGCATCCCGTGATCCTGTCCAACGCGAAATGGAGCAGGATAAGCTCATTAGCCGGGCAAAGCTGGCGCATGAGCAGCAGCGTTTTAATCCGGACATGGTCATACTGGCGGACGTTAACGCCCAGCCTTCCCATATCAGCAAGCCGCTGATGCAACGTATTGAATACTTCAGCAGCCTGGGCAGGCCAAAGGCTTATTCCCGCTATTTGCGTGAGACGATTAAGCCATGTCTGGAACGACTGGAGCATGTACGCGACAGTCAGCTATCCACTTCTTTTCGCTTTATGGCAAGCCATGAAGGGCTGGACGGCCTGCTGATCTTGCCTGAAATGAGTCAGGATCAGGTGAAACGCCTGTCTACTCTTGTCGCTGCGCATATGAGTATGTGTCTTGATGCCGCTTGTGGTGATTTGTACGCCACCGATGATGTTAAGCCAGAAGAAATCCGCAAGACATGGGAAAAGGTGGCAGCAGAAACCCTGCGACTGGATGTCATACCGCCTGCGTTTGAGCAACTCCGCCGGAAAAGAAACCGCCGTAAACCCGTGCCCTATGAACTCATTCCGGGTTCGCTGGCGCGTATGTTGTGCGCCGATTGGTGGTACCGTAAATTATGGAAGATGCGTTGCGAATGGCGGGAAGAGCAGTTGCGTGCTGTTTGCCTGGTCAGCAAAAAAGCATCTCCCTATGTCAGCTATGAAGCCGTGATGCATAAACGTGAGCAGCGCCGTAAGTCGCTGGAGTTTTTCCGTTCTCATGAACTGGTGAACGAAGACGGCGACACGCTGGACATGGAGGATGTGGTAAACGCCAGCAGCAGCAACCCTGCGCATCGCCGCAATGAGATGATGGCCTGTGTTAAAGGTCTGGAGCTTATCGCGGAAATGCGCGGTGACTGCGCCGTTTTCTACACCATCACCTGTCCGTCACGTTTCCATTCCACGCTAAATAACGGCAGGCCCAACCCGACCTGGACAAATACGACGGTAAGACAAAGCAGTGATTATCTGGTCGGCATGTTTGCTGCATTTCGTAAGGCGATGCACAAAGCCGGATTGCGCTGGTATGGCGTGCGGGTGGCTGAGCCGCATCATGACGGTACAGTTCACTGGCACCTGTTGTGTTTTATGCGCAAAAAAGATCGCCGCACCATTACTGCTTTGTTGCGTAAGTTTGCCATTCGTGAAGACCGCGAGGAGCTGGGTAATAACACGGGACCACGCTTTAAGTCTGAGCTGATAAACCCGCGCAAAGGTACGCCAACAAGCTACATCGCGAAATACATCAGTAAGAACATTGACGGGCGTGGTCTGGCTGGCGAGATCAGCAAGGAAACGGGTAAATCCCTGCGTGATAACGCTGAATACGTTAATGCCTGGGCGTCTCTGCATCGTGTTCAGCAATTCCGCTTCTTTGGCATTCCGGGGCGTCAGGCTTACCGTGAACTGCGATTGCTGGCTGGTCAGGCGGCAAGGCAACAGGGGGACAAAAAAGCAGGTGCGCCGGTACTGGATAACCCGCGCCTTGATGCAATCCTGGCTGCTGCTGATGCTGGTTGTTTTGCCACCTACATCATGAAGCAGGGCGGCGTACTGGTTCCCCGCAAATATCACCTCATCAGAACTGCTTATGAAATCAACGAAGAACCGACCGCATATGGCGATCACGGTATTCGTATTTATGGCATCTGGTCACCCATTGCAGAGGGCAAGATCTGCACTCATGCGGTGAAGTGGAAAATGGTTCGTAAGGCCGTTGACGTTCAGGAGGCGGCAGCCGACCAGGGCGCTTGCGCCCCTTGGACTCGTGGCAATAACTGTCCCCTTGCTGAAAATTTGAACCAACAAGGGAAAGACAAATCAGCTGATGGGGATACCAGGACGGACATTACCCGCATGGATGACAAGGAGTTGCACGATTACCTGCACAGTATGAGCAAAAAAGAGCGCCGGGAACTGGCTGCAAGGTTACGCCTGGTGAAACCGAAACGGCGTAAAGACTACAAACAGCGAATTACAGACCATCAGCGACAGCAGCTCGTCTATGAACTGAAGTCCAGAGGATTTGATGGCAGCGAGAAAGAGGTCGATTTACTCCTTCGCGGCGGAAGTATTCCGTCAGGAGCAGGCCTGCGTATCTTCTATCGGAACCAGCGTTTGCAGGAAGATGATAAGTGGCGAAACCTGTATTAATTACGCGGGTTAACAATTCGTGCTCTTAATAATACCAGGCATATCAGGCTGATGAACGTAAAAAAACGTTTTACATCAGTAAGATTATTATATACTGTAAATATTAACAGTGGATATACATACAGTGTTGCTTATGGTGTCATAGGAGGAAAGATGCAGGACTATTTTTTGGAGTCTTTGAAGCTCCAGCGCATTGATTTTTTTCTTAAGCTTGTAGCGGCTAGTGAGTGTAGTGATGAAGAGAAGGGGCTGGCTTTGCAGTGGGTTTCTGAACTGACAGATGAACTCATGGCAAAAATCAGAACCCACGAATACAACCGCTCAATGGATGTCATCAGCTGAGGTGACTTTTATGCGCATTGAAATAATGATCGATAAAGAGCAGAAGATTAGCCAGTCTACCCTGGACGCCCTTGAATCCGAGCTTTACCGCAATCTGCGCCCCCTGTATCCCAAAACGGTAATCCGTATCCGTAAAGGTAGCTCTAACGGTGTGGAACTGACCGGACTGCAACTGGACGAAGAAAGAAAACAAGTGATGAAAATTATGCAGAAGGTGTGGGAAGACGACAGCTGGCTGCATTGATTTTGTCAATAGACGCTTGTTTTTTCTAATCAAAAAGGGTTACATATGAGTGAGAGGCGATGATCAATCAGATATCGCCTTGTTTTTTGTCAAGAAAAGAATAATAGGCTAAAAATGAAAATTAATAATGTAGCGTTACCAATATCTCTTGCTGTAATCCTAACTGGTTGCGTACCACATGCTTCTAACCGAAATATCACTGCTATTGAAGTGGTGAAGCCTGCTATTGGGCAAAGTGCTACCGCCTACATGGGCGATCCCATTATCACATCTGCTACTGGATTTAAAACGGACGTATTAGAACTTGGTGCGGCTAATGGTGCATTGTCTTCTATCGCTGCTGGTACATATTGCAGTGAGGGGAATGGAATTTATCGCAATTATCATAACCCTCAAGCTGTTGCGTTAAAAAATCTCTATGGGCAAATCGGTAACTATGTTGATTATGTTAGTTACGATGCTGCAAAAAATGAGATATCACCGCCAAATGGCACTTCTTATACTGCATCAGAAATTTCTATCAAACGTGTTCCTGATGGGCTGTGTCGAGTGAGTAACTCATTGGTTAAGACTATCGAATACAATGGAAATGCAGGCGGTGTAATGAAGTTCACCTATCGTGAATTTGCAAACGATATGGCACGTGCAGCATTTACAACAGATTTTTCTGTAGATTCTAAAGGAAGTGATGTTATCGCTTACAAAGGTGCCAAGTTCAAAGTGAACAAGGCTGATAACTCGTCTATTTCTTATACAATTATTTCTGGCTTTGACAAGGCTGTCACGTTCTAGGTTTCACGCTTACTGAGTATGTTACGATTTTGCACATTCTGCATAAACGCGCATGTCTATGCTGCATGAGATCGCATGATCGTTTGAGGATCTTTTGTGTTAAGGCCCGCCAGTTCTAGCGGGCTTTTGCGTAGATCATGCAGGTGCATGAAAACCACTACATAAAGTGGGCAGGCGTGGCGGGGATACGAGCGCGCGCAACTCGAGATAGTGTGATACTTATCTGAGAAATCTTAACAAGGTTCAATACAATACCCTTTCAAAAAAAGGGGAGTGTGATGTTTGTAAAAAATAACTTTAATACAAATAATTTCGATGCGGAATTAGTTGAAGCGATTGGTAATAGGCTGGAAAACAACCAATTTTCGGATGCAATACTTGCAGGAACCAAATATCTAACAACTTTGCTGCGTGAAAAAGGGCAATGTGAAGGGGATGGGGCTCAGCTTGTTGGTACTGTTTTGGGTGGACAATCACCTAGAATCCAAATTAATAGTCTTCAATCTGTATCAGAGCAGGACGAACAGCGCGGATTTGAAGCACTATTAAGAGGCTACTATCAGTGTATAAGAAATCCAAGGACACATGACAATTTCCCTGATACAGAAGATTCCTGCATGAGAATATTGATCATGTTGGATACTTTTATTAAGTATTTAAAAAGAGATGTTGCTGAGTTCGATTACACAGCAATTCTTGAAAGAATTTATGAGGTTCACTTTGTAAATAATTCTGATTATGCAGAAGCTTTAATATCACAAATTCCAGAAAAAAAACTACTAGATTTTTTCCAAAGTTTAATTTCTCGCTTTAATGAAAGGCCAACCAAGGAAATTGATTCTATATTCAAAGCAATAAACCAACGCTTTTCAGGAGAGGAAGAAAAAGCCGCAATGCGGTTGCTAGGTGATGAGTTACGCAAGGCTAGCAATAATGTTGAGTTTGCTAATGTATTTAGAATAATTAAGCCGAGCGCATGGAGAAATCTTCCTGATGATGTTTTAATTAGAATGGAAAATATAATCATCGAAGAGTGCAAAAAAGGATATTTGGATTTCTATTCTGATGCGACCAAAGGAGCTATAGGAACATGGGGTAATACATTTGGTAGCAAATTTAAAAGAAGAGGTGATCTTGGTGATGCTTTAATTGGATTGTTATATGATAGTTGGTATACGCAAAATTATGTTGCGAAATATTACGTTTTTTCAATCCCTTCTATCATTACTGATGATGTGAAAGTTAAGGAGTTAGCTGATGCTTTAGCTTATGCCACCATTGTAAATGGTGCTAAGCTTTTACGAACAAAATTGATTGATGCATGTAAAAATTATCCTGATAAGTTGAAAGAGCATCTTAGGGATGCTGTTCAGCAACGGATGGATAGTGATAAAAAATATGCGGAAGAATTATTAGGTCAAATAAGCTGATTATTATTTGCACCTAATCTCACTTTCGATGTTAGGTGCATTTCTATATGCCTAATTTAATTCATATGAGGTAAATTTAACCAGTTCTTCATTAAGTCCAATCCATGAGTTAATTTCAGATATTCTGTGTTGTAGCGGAATTAACTCATTCCTGACAAAAACCTTACTAGCCTTTTCAACATCCCCAAACCCGCCAACATTACTAGGCATAATCCCCATCATCTGCGGCGGTACACGGTGCGCTGCCATCATGTCATCCCGGCTCACGTTCTTGATGTTCAGAAACTCATCTTTTGCCGCCACCTCTGACAGCGGGATGATCTGAATCCCGTCTTTCTTTCCGTTGGGTGAGTACATAAACAAGTTGCGGAAGTTGCCCGGCCCTTTGGCGCTTTTCATTGCCTGCCGGATGTTGTTCACATCCTCCTGGTTCTGTGCTGCGTCGGTCATATACATGATGAAGCCTGCATGGCTGCCGTTAATGTAATACTTCCGGCGGAACAGCGTGGCGGACTCGTTGAGCAGGGCTGACGGAATGGCAGAAAGATAACCTGGCAGGCCGTAGATCTCCTGGTTGATGTCCGGTTCCATCAGATGAAAAATGCTGCCTTTCGTGAACTGATACGGCTGGGTTGTCATACCGTATTGCACAAACCAGTAGGTATCCAGGTCTAACCCGCGTCGGGTGTATTTTGCCAGAGCAGGCTCAAGGGCGATAACATCACCGAAGCGGTTAGTGCGTTTCTCCAGGTAGGCGTTACCAAAAACCAGATAGTCCTGCACAAAACGTGAAAAAGCCTGCTGGCTGAGCAGCGGGTGAGGGATATAGGTGCTGGTCAGAATATTGCACTTTACTGCAATCGGTGAGCTGTGATGCACGGCGGCGCGGAAGGTTCGCGCCAGTCCGTCAAAACTCACTGGCGGCTCATACCAGTGATCTGTCTGTACGCATTCCACATAGTCCAGTAGTTCGCGGCGATCCAGTACTGGAATGGGATCGCCGAAGCTGAATGCTTCGGCTGAAGTCTGGCTTTTATGCTGGGTCTGGTTCTGCGACGCAGCGCGGTTCTTCTTACTCTTTCCCATCAAAAAATCTCCACAATATTACTGGTATTGGCGGACTCGCCCTGCAGTGGTTCGTTAAACAGTGCGTGCATTGTTGCCCACGCCAGATCGGCGTGGCTGGTTTCTTCGCTGCGGCTGGCTTCATACGTCGGGCGGTTGCCACTGGCGGTGGTGGCGCGACGGATTGCCATGAATGACTGCGCAATGTCGGTGTGCCCGGCGTCAAACTCCAGACGGCGGTGGCTGATAATGTCGTAGGCCTTGAGTACCAGAGCGTTTTTAACGTTGGGGTTGTAGACAAACTCCCGGACGGCAGGAAAAAACGCTTTCACGTTCTCGTAAACCCCGTGACCGACGCCGGTTGAGTCGATACCGATGTATGTCACGTTGTACTGTTCAGTCAGTTTTTTGATGGCGTCAGCCTGGGCGCGGAAGTCCATCCCGCGCCACTGGTGACGCTCAAGAATGCGAAACTTACCGCCCGGCACGGCTGGCGGTGCCACCACCACGCACCCGGCGCTGTCGCCGTTTTGCGTACCTTTTGCCGGGTCATAACCGATCCACACTTCGCGCCAGCCAAACGGGCGCAGGGCCAGTGCATGAAAGTCGGTCCAGACTTCCCAGCTGTCCACCATGCACGCCTGCAGCTCGCTGAGCGGAAACACGGACGCGAGATCGTCCACAAACTCGCACATCAGCAGGTTCTGGTATTCGTCCGGGCTGTACTCCATGCGCAACTGGTCGAGATCGAACAGGTTACATCCGCCGCGCACAGCATCTTCCACGGTGACTATCTGGCGGTATTGCCCGTCTGCGCACAGCAGGCCGGGGGCCAGATTGCTGTGGGACAGGTCGATGTCCACCTTATCGGCTTTGTTGCGCCCACGGTTGAACAGCGCACCGGACCAGAACGGATAAGCACTGTGTGTCAGGCTGGATGGTGTGGAAAAATAGGTTTGTCGCCATTTTTTGTGAATAGCCATACCGGAAGCCACTTTGCGCAGCTCCTGGAATTTCGGTATCCAGAAATATTCATCCAGATACAGGTTGCCGTGGTAACTCTGGGCCGTGCGGGCATTGGTGCCGAGGAAGTAAAGCGTAGCCCCGTTGGGAAGCACCATCGGATCGCCTTTCAGCTCCACTTCCACTTCTTTGGCGAAGTCGATGATGTACTGTTTAAAGACGTGGGCCTGTGCCTTACTGGCGGAAAGGAAAATCTGGTTACGTCCGGTAAGCAGGGCGTCAATCAGGGCTTCACGGGCAAAGTAAAAGGTCGCGCCGATCTGGCGTGACTTCAGCAGGTTGCGGATGCGGTTGGTTTTTCCGGCTTCCCACCAGTGGCGCTGGTAGTTGAACATGGAGGAATGGAAGATTTCTTCCAGCTTCGCAATCTGTTCATCGGTGAAAACGTTCTTTTCCGGCTGACGACGCGGGCCTTTGTTGCGGTTGGCGACGTTAGGGTTTAAGTCGGCTTCGTTGCCGCCATTGTTAAACTTGCCGATCCGCGCGTGGCGCTCCGACTGGCGCGCCAGCAGGTCAATCTCTTTGAAATCTTTCCCTTCTTTGTGCTCCTTCATGATGAGCTGGCAGTAGCGTGCGGCGGTGGTGAGCTGCATCTGATCCAGCGGCCCATAGTCACCCCACTTGTCGCGTTTCTTCCAGCTGTGAACGGTTGCAACTTTCTCGCCCAGCATTTCAGCAATGCGGGCTACGCGATATCCCTGAAAGTACAGCAGCATGGCCTGCCGACGGGGATCGAGATCTGCGGATGTCAGTGTGGTGTTCATGGCACAAACCTACAGCCTTGAATGAAGGCTTTCTCCGCCTGCGGTTTGTGTGGTTGTCGGTACAAATACCGCGCATTGTTTCACTGCCCTCATCACCGCAACCATAAGGCTCCAGTAAGTTTTTTCTAACGGAGCACGGCTCATGACAGTGAAAGCAAAGCGTTTTCGCATCGGGGTGGAAGGTGCCACCACCGACGGACGCGAAATCCAGCGTGAATGGCTGGAACAGATGGCAGCCAGCTACAACCCGGCAGTGTATACCGCGCTGATTAATCTTGAGCACATCAAGTCTTATCTGCCGGACAGCACCTTTAACCGCTACGGCAAGGTAACGGCGCTGTTTGCTGAAGAAATCACGGAAGGTCCGCTGGCAGGCAAGATGGCGCTGTATGCCGACGTTGAGCCAACGGAGTCCCTGGTGGAGCTGGTGAAAAAAGGCCAGAAATTATTCACTTCTATGGAAGTCAGCCCGAAGTTCGCTGATACGGGCAAAGCCTACCTGGTTGGCCTAGCTGCCACTGATGATCCAGCCAGTCTGGGTACGGAAATGCTGACATTCAGCGCCAGTGCAGCCCATAACCCGCTGGCAAACCGCAAGCAGAATCCCGCCAATCTCTTTACCGCCGCAGAGGAAACGGTGATCGAACTGGAAGAAATCCAGGAGGACAAGCCGTCCCTGTTTGCCCGCGTCACGGCGCTGTTCACCAAAAAAGAGCAGTCCGACGATGCCCGGTTCTCTGATGTGCATAAGGCCGTGGAGCTGGTCGCCACTGAGCAGCAAAACCTGAGCGCACGCACCGAAAAATCCCTGTCTGAGCAGGAAGAACGCCTGTCTGAGCTGGAGACAGCCCTGCAGGCACAACAGGCCGCCTTTAACGAACTGGTGGACAAGCTGAGCCATGAGGACTGCCGCCAGGACTACCGCCAGCGTGCAACAGGCGGTAACGCCCCCGCTGACACTCTGACCAATTGCTGATGGAGCATAAAACCCGATGAAGAAGAATACCCGCTTTGCTTTTAACGCTTACCTGCAGCAGCTGGCGCGTCTGAACGGTGTGGCAGTTGAAGAACTGTCCAGCAAGTTCACCGTGGAGCCGTCTGTACAGCAGACGCTGGAAGACCAGATCCAGCAGTCCGCCGCTTTCCTGACGCTGATTAACGTCACGCCAGTGACTGAGCAGTCCGGTCAGCTGCTGGGGCTGGGTGTTGGCAGCACCATTGCCGGAACCACTGACACCACCGCGAAAGAGCGTGAACCTGTCGATCCGACGCTGATGGTCGATGTGGAATACAAATGCGAACAGACCAACTTTGACACGGTGCTGACCTACGCGAAGCTGGACCTGTGGGCGAAGTTTCAGGATTTCCAGGTGCGTATCCGTAACGCCATCGTGAAACGTCAGGCACTGGACCGCATCATGATCGGCTTTAACGGCGTGAAGCGTGCGAAAACCTCCAACCGTAGCGAAAACCCGCTGCTGCAGGATGTGAACAAAGGCTGGCTGCAGAAAATCCGTGAGGATGCACCGGATCACGTCATGGGCAGCACCACCACGGGCAGTGAAACCACACCGGGTGCGGTGAAAGTCGGTAAAGGTGGCGAATATGCCAACCTGGACGCCGTGGTGATGGATGCCGTTAATGAGCTTATCGACGTGGTCTACCAGGACGATGACGATCTGGTGGTGATTTGCGGTCGTGAACTGCTGTCTGACAAGTATTTCCCGCTGGTCAACAAAGAGCAGGAAAACAGTGAAAAACTGGCAGCCGAGATGATTATCAGTCAGAAACGCATGGGCGGTCTGCAGGCCGTGCGTGCGCCGTTCTTCCCGCCGAATGCGCTGCTGATCACCCGTCTGGATAACCTGTCCATCTACTGGCAGGAAGACACCCGCCGCCGTTCAGTTATCGACAACCCGAAACGTGACCGGATTGAAAACTTTGAATCTGTTAACGAAGCCTATGTGGTTGAGGACTACCGCTGCGCCGCACTGGTGGAAAACATCCAGATTGGCGATTTCAGCGCCGCCGCAGCAGAAGCCGGAGCGTAACCTATGAGCCTGAGTCCCGCACGGCAGCATCGCCTGCGCGTTCAGGCTGAACAGGCCGCCCGTGAAGGCGGCAGTGTTCGCCACGCGTCGGGCTATGACCTGATGCTGCTGCAACTGGCGGAAGACCGCCGCCGTCTCAAGGGCGTTCAGTCCACGGTGAAAAAAGCGGAAATAAAGGTGGAGCTGCTGCCGAAATATGCCGCCTGGGCGGAGGGCGTCCTGGCTGCCGGAGGCGCTCAACAGGATGACGTGCTGATGTACGTGATGCTGTGGCGCATTGATGCCGGAGATTATGCCGGGGCGCTGGAGATCGGGCGTCATGCCCTGCGTCATGGCTGGGTGATGCCGCTGGGTAACCGCAACGTGCAGACCGTGCTGGCAGAGGAAATGGCAGATGCAGCCCAGAGCGCAATGCTTGCCGCCACCGGCTTTGATGCCGATCTGTTGCTGCAGACGCTTGAGCTGACAGACGGTCTGGATATGCCGGACCAGTCACGGGCGCGTCTGCATAAAGCGATTGGCGCTGTCCTGAGTGAAAGCAATCCGGCTTCCGCCCTTAATCATCTCAACCATGCGTTACAGCTCGATCCCCGCTGTGGCGTGAAAAAAGACAAACAGCAGCTGGAGCGCAGACTGCGCAATGACAGCCGCTGACAGAACGTGCACCCGCGCACGGGCGGCACGGGGTGGCGAAAGGCACCGCCACATCAAAACCCCGTCCACCGCCCTCTATTTCAGGAGAAAGCAGCATGAAGTTTGTTGCGCCAGAACAGGCACCGGAACAGGCGGAAATCATCAGAAATACGCCGTTCTGGCCTGATGTGGACCTGTCGGAGTTTCGCAGCGTGATGCGCACTGACGGCACGGTGACGCAGCCGCGTTTAAAGCAGGTTGCGCTGTCGGCAATTTCGGAGGTCAACGCAGAGCTGTACGGGTTTCGCAGACGCCAGCAGATGCTGGGGTATGCCTCGCTGGCAGAGGTTCCGGCAGAACAGCTGGACGGGAAAAGTGAGCGCATTCAGCACTATTTCAACGCGGTTTACTGCTGGGCACGCGCCATGCTCAACGAACGATACCAGGACTATGACGCCACGGCATCCGGTGTGAAGCGCGGCGAAGAACTGGCAGAAGCCAGCGGTGATTTGTGGCGTGACGCCCGCTGGGCCGTCAGCCGGGTGCAGGATGCGCCGCACTGCACAGTGGAGCTTATCTGATGAAAGTACGTGCGCATCAGTATGACACGGTGGACGCGCTTTGCTGGCGTCATTACGGGCGTACACAGGGTGTCACGGAGCAGGTACTGAAGGCAAATCCGGGGCTTGCCGAACACGGCCCCTTTTTACCTCACGGGCTGCAGGTGGAGCTGCCGGACATTCCGACCACCACCACCGTGCAGACCGTCCAGCTATGGGACTGAATTATGACGCTTGAGCGAATCAGCGCCTTTATCACGTATTGCATCGCCGTCGTGCTGGCCTGGCTGGGCGATTTGTCCATCAAGGATGCCTCAACGCTGGGGGGCCTGATGATTGGTGTGCTGATGCTGGCTATCAACTGGTACTACAAACACAAAGCCTACCAGCTTCTGCGCGACGGGCAGATCTCGCGGGAGGATTATGAATCCATTAATCGTTAAACGCTGCCTTGTCGGGGCCGTGCTGGCTATTGCTGCCACGCTGCCGGGTTTTCAGCAGCTTCACACCTCCGTGGAGGGGCTGAAACTGATTGCCGATTACGAAGGCTGTCGTCTGCAGCCGTATCAGTGCAGCGCGGGTGTCTGGACCGACGGCATTGGTAATACGTCGGGCGTCATTCCCGGCAAAACCATTACGGAACGACAGGCAGCAGAAGGGCTGATCTCCAACGTGCTACGTGTGGAGCGGGTGCTGGAAAGGTGTGTGAAGCAACAGCCGCCGCAGAAGGTGTATGACGCGGTGGTGTCGTTTGCCTTCAACGTGGGAACGGACAATGCCTGCAGTTCCACGCTGGTGAAATTGCTCAACCAGCGGCGCTGGGCGGATGCGTGCCGACAGTTGCCGCGCTGGGTTTATGTTAAAGGTGTGTTTAATCAGGGGCTGGATAACCGCCGTGCGCGGGAGATGGCCTGGTGCCTTAAAGGCGCTGGACTATGACGCGTGCGCTGGCAGTAGTGGTGGCACTGGCACTCGTTGCGCTGGGCTGGCAGTCGTGGCGGCTTAACAGCGCCAGCCACACCATCGAAACGCAGCGCGCGGCGCTGAAAAGTAAAGCGCAGGAACTGACGAAGAAAAACAGCCAGCTGATCGGTCTATCCATTCTGGCTGAAACCAACAACCGGGAGCAGGCGCGGCTCTACGCCGAAGCAGAACAGACCAGTGCACTGCTGAGACAACGACAACGCCGGATCGAGGAACTGAAACGTGAGAACGAGGATTTACACCGCTGGGCTGATACTCCTTTGCCTGCTGACATTATCCGGCTGCGGGAACGTCCGGCACTTACCGGAGGTGCAGCTTACCGTCAGTGGTTGTCCGCGAGTGACGCCGTGTCGGCTGGAGCAGGCAGCGCCGCGCACTAACGGTGATCTGAACGCATTGCTGGATGAAACGGAGGCCGCCTGGGCGGTCTGTGCAGACAAAGTGGACATGATTATTGCGTGTCAGGAGCGAAACAGTGAACAAACCACAGTCCCTGCGCCACGCCCTCAATAAAGCAGTGCCTTATGTCCGCAATAACCCGGACAAACTGCATCTGTTTGTGGATAACGGTTCGCTGGTTGCCACGGGGGCCAGCTCCATGTCATGGGAGTACCGCTATACCCTGAACGTGGTGATAGAGGATTTCAGCGGCGACCAAAATTTGCTGATGGCCCCGGTTTTACTGTGGCTGCGGGATAACCAGCCCGATGCCATCAATAACCCGGCGTTACGGGAAAAGCTATTCACCTTTGAGGTGGATATTCTGCGCAACGATGTCTGTGATATCAGCCTTAACCTGCAACTGACGGAACGTGTGCTGGTCAGCACTAACGGCAGTGTGTCGAGCGTTGAAGCTATAGCGGAACCTGATGAACCTGAAGAAATGTGGACGGTGAAACGTGGCTGAACTGCAGAAAGTGGACGACTGGCTGAGTGCCTTGCTGGCGAATCTGGAACCAGCCGCCAGAAGCCGCATGATGCGCCAGCTGGCGCAGGAACTGCGCCGGACACAGCAGCAGAATATCAGGATGCAACGCAATCCTGATGGCAGCAGCTATGAACCGAGGCGAGTAACAGCACGCAGTAAAAAAGGCCGCATCAAACGGCAGATGTTTACAAAACTTCGCACCACAAAATACCTGAAAACCGCCGCCAGCGCGGATTCTGCCAGCGTACAGTTTGAAGGTAAGGTGCAGCGCATTGCCCGCGTTCACCATTACGGCCTGCGTGATCGCGTCAGTCGAAAAGGACCGGAGGTCCGTTATGCAGAGCGTCGTTTGTTAGGCATTGCTGAAAAAGAACAAAGTTTTATATTTTACACATTAATCAGTTGGTTACAGGAAAAGGGAGGGTTGCATAAGTGAGTTTATTTTACTTCAATGAAAATATAAAATCTGCTATATATAAAAGCATTTGTTATAATG